GTGCCCTGGAAACTGTTTGCTACACCACCACTTTGGGCTTGGCTGGTGCGTGTGCCCTGTGCGTTCGCCGGAAATCCAGCAGCGCCGCGTGCGCTAGTACCGCGCCCACGGTTACCACCCCTGTTGCCGCCCTTACCACCCCTGCTACCACGTGCCATGTGCTTTGTCCTTTCCTTACGGGCGCTTCAGCCCTTGTGTAAACGCTTGCGGCCCAGTACTTTGCGGCCCTTGGCCAATTGGTGGGCACTGCGGCGGCGCAGGCGGGTACATTGGCGGTGGCCCCATGGGCAGATATGGCCTAACAGCCACAGTCGGTCGCCGCGCAGCCTTTACACGCTTGGGCCGCTTGCCTTTTGCCTTGGTAGCCATGGTTTACCTAGAAATTGCCCTTGCGTAGCTTGGTAATTGGCGCGTTATCGCCTTGATTACCAACATTACTCGATTGCACCTGCGGTATTACGGTGCGGTTGCCCGCAGGAGCCGGTTTCAGCTGGTTCAGCGCGCCGTTGAGCGTGTTTTGGGGCGTGCCCTTGTACAAACCGGGCACAGCCTTACGACTTTTGCGTGTAAACCTGGTTTTTGCCGGCTTCGCTGGGCGAAGTGGCGTTGCCTTAGCCATATTTGCCTCCTGCTGGTGTGGTTAGCGGGTGTAACGGCTGACCTTGGCGGTCAAAACGCCTTGATTGTCAGGCAAATTGCGGTCCGTCACTGTATTCGGGCCTGTCACACCGCTTTTCACGTTGGCACTTTGGTTCGTAATGCCGTATGTGTTGGTAAGGTTGGTGTTTGGCTGCTTGATTGAGCTTGGCGCGAAGCGTTTGCCTGGTCCTGAGTACGCCTTGCCACCAATAGCAGCGCCAGATTTGGTGCCGCCCACCGCAATTGGTTTGCCAGTGTTGCTGCCGCCGTCAGTGGGTGGGCTAGCCTTGCGCTTTGCCATGTGTGCCTCCTTGTGGGATGGTTAGTGCCCCTTACCTGGGCCTGGCGACTTCTTGAATGGGTTGGTTAATCCCTTTTGCTTCAGCGCGGCTGTTTGTTTACGCCTATCAGCTGCCATTTTCTTCTGGTATTCAGCTACAGACATGCCATGCGCCGCAGCAACTTTGGCTTTCTGCGACATTGAGCCAACACTTTCATGTTTGCTTCCGTGTGTTGCCTGTGGTTTGTTAACTAGGTAAGCCGGGTTGACCTGCTTACTGTAGTTTTTGCGCTTAAATGGCGCTGGCGTAAAGCGTTTAGCCCCAACACTATCCAAACTTGGCGCTAGCCTGCCTGGTTTTGGCCCTTGGTGGCCGAAATCGGCGGGTGTAGCGGGTGCCGGCAAGCGTAAAAGGCCCAACTCAGGGTGCTGTACCATGTCGCCGTGGATACCAGCAGCGTCAAAAGCCTTAAGCGGATGGGTAACTGGCTGCTTATTGAGTATTTGAGTGACCGCTGGTGCTGGTGTGAACCCGCCAACCTTCTTTTGGTACGCTTTGCCGCCGAGCTTGTGCCGTCGCACCGTGCCAAAGCTGCCCGGCATAGCTGCAGGAAACCCGGTGCCACCCGTTTTAGCAGACTTGCGTTCAGGCACAGGGTTACTCCAGCTACGCGCCTTACGCGCAGCAGCACCCTTAGCCTGCCAGGCTGCTAGCTGGGCTTTACGTGCTGCACTGAGCTTGCGCTTAGGCATTAGAATGGCTCAATCGTGATGTACGGCAACAGTTGTGCAAGCACAACCACTACACTCTTGGCGGCTAGCGGGTAACCATACGCTGTCCTACGATTCAACGTGGCCAGCACGCGGTACGCATCGTTGATAGCATCTTGCTTTGGGTCGCCGGTGCTGTCTGTGCCTTCGGTATCGACTGTGATTTGTACGTCGCCACCGCCACCTAGCTCATTGGCCCACAGCTGCAACGTGTTAATGTTCTTCTCCGCCAACGCATTCTGGAACGTAGCGCGATACACCCAGTTGCTGTCCTTGGTGATCTTGACGTTGCCGGCACCAATGTTGGGCAAAGCCTCAAGCGCGCTTTGTAATTCACCGGCAGCCGGGTGGTACGGGATGAGCGCGGTGGGCATGCTATCCAGAGCCAGCGCGAATTTGCCTGAGCCAGGCGAGTTTACGATGGCGATGATCTGGACTTCGCTGGCCATCAGTCGCCCATGCCCCAACCGCTGCTCTTGTGGCGGCTGTACTCGCTGGACGCTGGCTTGAACTTCACGCCCTTGGCCTGCTGTGCCTTCTTCCACGTTTGGTATTGCGCGCCTGACTTCTGGGCCAGCGGCGTGCTTGGAAATGCCCCACCACCGTAGTACAAGTGCGGCGCGACGATTGGGCCATTGGCCTCCACGTGGTCGTGGTACGCCTTGACCTGCGTGGCAATGTTGTGGACGGTGGTTGGGCGGTTGCTCGACAGCGCCGGAATATGCGCCGCTGCATTGACTTTGGCCGTGGCGCTGGCGGCTTGTGGTGCGTACACTTCGTTCATCCGCGCATGCCATGCTGGGCTACCCGGCTCATGTGGGTTGAGCATGTGAGCGCGCTCGCGTAGCGACTGGCCTGGGGAGTTGGCGCCTGCCTTCGCGTGCCTGGCCGCCAGCGCAGCGGCTCGCGCCTGCGGTGACCACATGGTGGCCTACCGGAAGTTGGTGTTGCCGTACGGCGCGAATGTGCCTGGGCCGCCTGGCATGTCGCTCGTGCGAATAGGCACGTGGCTCATGGTGATAGCCCACTGCTCAATGGCGAGTCTGTCGGTGTTATCAACCACACGTGGGATGGGCTGTAAAGCCCTGCGAGGGACGGTCTGCCACGACATGTTGGCCATATCGGCCTCCTTTGCGCTGCAACACTTTTGGCGGCACCTTGCTAGGGCTAGTGGTGAGGCCTGCTCGGAGTCAACCAAAAGGGAGTAAGGCAACTCCGGGCAGGCCCACCATTCGCTGAGCTAGCTTGGCGGGCGCGCTCTGGACTGGCTGTCCGAAAGGGAGCTTACCCTGCCGGCGACGTGGCGCGCTAGCTATTCAACCTTGAAGCGCAGCTGGCCTTCGTCAGCGTCCGGTTCGTCCATTGCAATCTTGTTGTGTTGCATGGAGTCTAGGCCCATGGTGCGTAGCACGATGCGCCGCTTCTTCGCGCCTTGGCGTTTGTCCTTCGCCTCTGCACGCAGCTGCGCCAAATGGGCTGCGTCACAAGCCCGCCAACGCATGCGCTCTGAGTTGGCTACGGCGACAACGGGATTGGAGGTCATTGGGTTGTCGTGGCTTGGTACAGGTGGCGCCGGTGCAAATGCGCTCGGTGTCGGCGGCGTGAAAGGTGGTGGGTCCGTTGCCAAGTCGGGATCAGGCGGTGGCGCCCCACAATCGGGGCAAGTGCCGTGTACGTCAGCGGTGCATTCGTGTTGTGTCTCAACGACTTCCGCGTCCACGACATTGCCTAGCACGCGCTGCTCGTGTTCGGCGCGGGTGAGGCGGCCAACCTCCATCGCAATTTCTTCCCACGGCGCTTTCGCCACGGCGACTTGCACGCGCTCGGGTGTCTTGCCAATCACGCGCTCCATCAAGTATTTTGCCGCGTCTGCGCGGTCGCGTGGCTCGGCGGTCTGGTCGGTCATGATTTCAACCATGGTGTCGAGCGCGGCGTCCAGCTGCTGCCTGAACTTTTCATGCGTGCGCCGTTGATGCTCCGCGACCATCTCGTCATACAAGTCGCGTGGCACCATCTCCATGGTCTTGGTGACCTTGGGTATGCGCCCATTGCCGTCGCGCATACGGCCGCATCGCAACTCCTCATCGTCCATGTCGGCGACGGTGAGCAAGCCGTTGTTGAACATGTCCTGGCGAGTCATCTTGCGCGCCTTGGCTTTTAGTGCCTCTTGGTCGATGACGTCTTGAAAGAAGTTCGGGTGGTCGGTGACCTGCGTCGTATTCGGTTGGTGCCGTGTGGCTTTGATGGCGTCGGCAAATATGTTGCCCTCGTTGCTATCTGGCCATTCATCTTCGTCGCTCATCGGTCTGGCCTAATCCTGTTCCACGTCGTGATGTTCGGCGGTTTGCGCGTACGCTTGGGCCTTGTCTGAATAACGTGCCACCAACGCCAATACCGTGTTAGCTTTCGCCCACAGCCTGGACATCTAGGCGTCACCAGGCGCGCTCCATCCTGCTGGGTTGCTCCATGGGTGGGCGAGTGTAGTTGGGCGGCTTGGTTTCTCGCACAAGTGGCGGCTGCGCGCCGTAGCGATCCGTGTTGCCGGCGACATACGGTGAAGGTTGGTCGGCAGGATTGGCCAAGTCGGTTCGCTTGATCGCGGCTAAGGCGAGCAACTGCGCTTCGCGGTCTGGGTCAGCGATGGGCACCTTGCTGCCTGCAGAATAATCAAAGCGTGGGTCAGGGAATCGTCCTGCACCCCAACCCATTTCAGATGACCGGTCAGTTTGGTCTTTGTCGAGCATGAAAGGTGTGTCAGGCATGGCCCAATCCTACGCCAACCCGCCACCGGCACACCACATCTCGTGGCGCTTTCGTGCACTGTTGCGGCACTTGGCCATTCACTTGGCGCCACCACCACGCGAGGCTGCCGTGCCACCGAGCGGGCTGTGCAAGATAATCGCCATCCTGGGTAACGTCAATTTTTGCGCCATCCTCCCTGGTCGGCTGGTAATTTGGGTAACGCTATTTTTCTTTTGTTACCCATTAAAAAGGCTGGTAGATATAGCTTTTGGGTAACGGGTAACAGGTAACACGGTTTGCTTAACGTAAGCAACTCCAAAATCGGCCTCTCGCGTTTGCACTATAAGAGCTTTCTGCGTCGGGCTGTTACCCAAATTACCTGTTCCCCAAAACATAGTTCTACCAGCGCTTTTCAGTGGGTAACAAAACGGGTAACGGGTAACATTATCCGCCACGCTTTATGCCCACCACCCACTCAAGCGCTGCCAACCGGCTTGAAATAGCAAGTAGCGCCCACACTTTGGCTTTATCCACATCGCCTTCATCCATCTTCTCCATGGCATAATTTTCAGCAGTATCAGCGTCAGCTGTATACTCACCATAGCCACGGATAAGCGGCTCAGAACTTTTGGCTGAAACTTGTTGGCCCATCTTCTGGTTCCTCCTTGAATTTTATTCCCACATACACGCTCGTGCTCTTGCCGTTGATCTTCCTGTTCTCAGTCCTACCAATATCAAGTTCTCGTGTAAACTGTGTCATCTCAACAGGTTCGCCACCGGCTAGCTTCGTCACTTTCCTGTAGTGCTCGTACACTCGCTTAGCTTCTGGCGTCCACGCCAACGGCCATTGGTACGCTGTCGGCTTAACCTTGCCACGTGCCTTCGCCTTCTCCATCGCTTTACTCGCTACACGCTTGCCCCATTCGTCGTGCTTGGCCTTAACCAAGTACTGCGCTATGTACGTTTGCACCGTATTCAATTCGCCAAGGAATGTGCGGTTTTGATCACGTACTCGTTGTGGCCATGTGGCGTACTGTAAGCCTTCGCGCTTATAGTCTTTCCATCCCTCAATCAGCCACGCCAAAACTGCTACGCCACATATCCGTTCAATCTCTTGCTGTCGCTCGTATCTGCGCTTGGCGCTGCTAATCCTGTGATCTAGCGGTACCACCAACAGTCGCTCGTACAAAGCAGGGTCAGCGTTCGGTATCTTGGGCGGGTTATTACAAGCTATCAGCGCGGTGAATTGTGGTCTGCCCTCATAGATTTCATTGCTGTACTTAAGCTCAGCCACGATCTTATCATTGCCCGTTAGCTTCTTTACCATGTTCGCGTCAATGATGCCGCTCTTGGTAGCTTCTTCCATCTCGCTCATACCTACAATACGGTGCGGTACGGCGCGTACCAAGCCAGGGTTCAGTTCTTTCTGCTTAAACAGGTGCATATCAACAGTTCCGTAGTAATCACCCAAAGCGCCACTTACGGCACCGATTAGCGTGCTCTTGCCCGTATCACGTGGGCCAAACAGAAACACGATCTTCTTCTCTGGGTTTTCACCAATCAGCATATGCCCTAACACTTTACGCGCAAACAGCTGCAACTCCATGTCGGGCAAGAACTCATCAAGATACTCTTGCCATATCAAGAACGCATCCAGTCGGTCACCATCGTCGCTAGCCAGTACGCGCCACGGTATGTAATCGACGTTCGTGTTGTAGGTTACGTAATCCTCTTTGCGTGGTGGCCTTACATCAATGTCAAACTCGCCACCATCGAATGTACCATTGAGGTCAATTACGCCATTCTTACAGCCAAGCAAATGTGGGTAGCCATCTAACTTCATGGCGCTCAACACAACTGGCTCGTCGTGTACGTAGCTGTGGCGCGCCATCTCTATGGCGTTCTTTACTGGTGAGGTATCACCACTACGCTTAGCCCAACTGATCCAAGCGTTAGCAACTGCTCGCAACGCTTTATTGTCTGGCTCCGCTGCAGCACGCTGTAACAACGTTTGCGCATGCATCTCCTGACGCTTACGCACCCTACGGTACGCACTACGTATAAGTCTGTCTTCGTTATCTCGGTGCCAGCGTAAGCCATCCCACACAATCCAATTCTTACGTGCAGCAACGTATCTCAAGTTACCGCAGTACAAGTCTACCAAGTGTTGCCCGTTGCCATCGTCGTGGCGCCCGTAGTTGTCGGCGGGTTTATCATCGCAAACGTGCATGGGCCCAATCACAGGGCCAAGGCCACCATAGTCGGCAGCTGCTACACGCTCATCATCGTCAAACTTCTTAGACCAATCATCAGTATTGCCATACTGTTTCGCGCACTTATCTGCTGGCAAGAAGCCACCAGCTGCGTCATACTGAAACTTTACTTTCGCTAGCGCGCCATGGACGCTACGCCAGCTTTCACCTTTCATTTCTTGCATGGCTCTGCGGCCGCTCTCACCGGCAACATCTACCCACGCATTCAGGTACTCCATCAACGCCCAGCCGAAGCCGCTATGGCCCTCAAGAGCGTTCAAGCACAAGCGCCATACCGTGGTGGTTAGCGGATGGTGTAGGTTGCTAGCATCCAAATCGCTTATGTACTTGGTTACTTCGCGGCGCATTAAGTCGCATGGCTCGCTTACGTCGTGGAAAGTATCGCCAGCCCAATCCCAAAGCGCATCCCAATCCCAATCGCTTTCGCCAGCAGCATCGCTACTCTCGCCAGTCTTGCGGATATGGTTAAACCATTCGATAGGTAGCACGGTAGCTGCGCCCGCGCTCGGGATAGCGTCTAGCTCTCGCCAGCCATTGCTCCCACCGTAACGCCACAGGTAGCCGTTGCCGCTAGGGTGCCGCGACGGGTACGCCACCATATACCGCAATCCGTTAGCGATGATGTCGATGTGTTTGCAACCCGGCACTTTGCCGTGATATCGAAAGCCTTTGGGAACTAAGAACACCCGTAAGTTGCTGTTAGGCTCTGTAGACCAGCGGCTGCTGCTAGCTATGGTATCTGGTAGCGCGCCAAGCTGATCCTCAGTGCTACATAATTCGTCCCAGCCATGCTTATCGTCGTAGTCATCGACGTCGATGGCTAGGTGTTCCCACTCGGTTACCTGGCCAACGTCACCATAAATAAACGGTACGTCAACAGGTTTGGCCACGATGGTAAACGCAAGCGCGATGTTGCCGTGGTACCAATCAGATGTCTCGTCTTTGGTATCTCGCAACCACTTACGTACGTGGTTGAGCGTTGGGTTTGGGTCACCAATCCCGTGAAAGCCGGATGGTGGTGCTTCCTTCTGGTTGGCGGGCAAAGGAAGCACACCCATCCATCCGGCATTTCGATAGTCTCTCGCGGCACTAGCGAACGGCCCGTCAGTCGATTCGTCCGAATTACTTTGGGGCACAACGCTATTGGCCATAGCCACACCCTTCGCCCGCCATGGGTTACGTTAACGCCAGGTTACTTTACGCCTAATCGCGCCGTTTCGGGTTAGTTCTCCGTACTCCGTCGCGTAATCTCGTCCAGCGCTCCTGGCTCTTCCAAAAGGTTTACGGTGCAAGCAGTTAGCAACGCAGCCAACATGTTACCGATCAACTCGATTGGCTTATCAGCAAACTCGGTAAGCAACTTCACGTACAAATCTGCTACAGAACGTTCGCTGTGCTCGCGCATTTGCTTAGCGTTCTCTATCACCACGGTACGGCAGAGGCTATCCATGTCCTCATAGCACTTCATGACGAAACTCTGAAGGCCATCGCCAACCTCATCTTCGTCAACGACCCGCCCACTACTCGGCAGGCCTTTCTTCAGATCGTATGCCGTACCAGCTAAACGCACCATCGTCGCGTTGCCGTTGCCGTTATCCTCGCTGACGAGTAGCAGCATGTAAACTTCGCTGTCGGTCTTTTCAGGCATTCGTAACTCCTTGTCTTCAAAGGTATTTGGGATTTGCTCGTTTGGTCTCGCAGCGACGGCCATCAAAGCTCAATGTATCGTTCGTGAACTTAATGGTCTCCACTACCCTTAGCATCGCCTCCAGCGTCACCATGTACTCGCCACGGTGATTCTCCCTTAAGCTGTTGAGCCGCATGACGTTTGCGGTAACCCTGTTTGGCTGTTTTGCGCCAACCGGAGTTACGCCGCATGGTACGGTTAGGTACACGTCGAACCTCCTCAGGTTTAGGCTCTTGCTGCGCTGGTAGCAAAGTGCCGTGGGTCAACTTACGCGATACAACCGACTTACGCGGTATATCACCTTCAGTCATGTATCCGCTCACGCACGTTTCCGTTCTCGTCGTAAAGCAAGTGTACGTGCGGTGGTGATGCTTCGTATTTGGTAGCCAGCTGGTCGATGTAGTTAGGCCATGGCACATCCCTTCGGTTGGCGATTTCGATCAGGACAATGTCAATGCCCTGGTGCTGAAGCATTCCTGAAACCTCTTGCAAATCAATGCCTTTGCTTGGCGGTACTAAGCGTGGATCGTTAAGGTCAAGGATTGGCTTAATCACTATCTCACCACAATCCATGCAAACGTTGTGCCCCTCAATAACTGACGTTCGATGGTGGTGCCATCCTGAGTTCTCAACCGACATTAGCACTGCCCCATATCGTTAAGTCGTCACGCCACTCCTCAAGCTGCGTATCGACTAGCGTATTGCCGTCGCTACAGGCGTGCTCAAGGTCATAGATAGCGTCAGCCAATTCGTCAGCGCCCACAGCTGCGGCCGCTGCCTCTTCCAAGTCGGGCATCTCTGGGTCCTTCAATTTGCTTGCACTTCTATGTACTTGGCTCGCATGGATACGTAATGCCGACATCTCATCCATAAACTGCAGCCTCTGGTCGATACTCGTTAAATCGTCATTCATGTTGTGCTCCTTGTCGATTCATTTCTTGCAGTATGTCTCGTAACCGTTTGTTACGCGATAGTGTCCCTGTGGCGTAACCTTCGTGCCCATCCCACTCTTTGCGGCTGGTTATATGCCAGCTGCCGTGCGTGCGATAGACTCTGCCTGTGCCAGAAGCGATTTGGCCGCTATCTCGCATCTGCTGTAGCACAATGATGGCATCGCGTTTAGTAGGGTAAGCGCGCTTACCACACTTCTCACACGGGACTGGGTGCGCTACCATTGCCACGTCCACTCTACTAAGCCATCGTTGACGCCACCAATCGTCTGCTGCTCGTGGTCACCTGCGTGCCGGCCCTCCACTGCTCGCTTCGTACATAGGTGGCCATCACCGTCGTGGCTACCGCAGCGACCCGCCATGTGGAGTGCGCGTTGCGCTGCGGCGATGGCTGTTGGGTGCCGTCGCTTACTACGCTCACGCGATGCCTTCTGACGTGCAGCTAGCTTGGCGGCCTCATCCTTGCTGTCCATGGTCTGCCGCCTTCTCAATAGTTACCGGCATCACACTAGCACTTAGCGCGCCTTCTCCCTCAAACGAAAGCTGTTGCGGCTCAACAGATACAGCTTCGCCAATCGGCTCAACAACTTTAGCTGGCTCAACGCGCACGTTCACGCCTGCGACAGCTTCAGGCGGGACATCGTACTCGCCACCAGATTCTTCCATCCACTTCGCGTACAACTCCAGGAAGCTCTCATCCCAGGTACCAAAGAAGATGCCGAATAGTGCGTGCAGGCAAGCCTTTTCAGTTTCATAGCCTCTTTGCGATGTCCCGACGATGTTCTGGGTGTCGCTCCATATCGTCCATCGCCATTGGCCAAGCACCAACCTTATCTCCATATGATGTTGTGTCATAACAGTTTTCCCTTCTTGTTACGGCATTGTTGCCGGCTTGTACTCTCCATAGATGTCACCTTCGTACAGGTAACGGTTCATCGACAGGTCTGCCTTAGCTCGCCATATCTCAAGCTCCAACTCTTGCAACGACTTTCGTGATTGGTTGAGTTGGTACAGCTTCGTAAAGCAGTAAGCAGATATAGCTAGCAGGACGATCACGATCACCCATTTGATCATGACGAAGACAGCCGCCATCGCGCCTAAGCCCATCAAGACTTTGATCACATCACCCTGTCCTTACGACATAGAAATAGGCAATCCCGGTGGCTGCCAAGCATGCAATCGCTACACCAGCAACGACAAGTTTGCGCCAGTTCAAGCGCCACCTCATCACCTTCCGTTCCCTGCAAAGTGGTACCCTTCCGCTTCGGCTCCAGCAATTATCAAGTGCCGCATGACTTCTGAGACACTTCGGTAACCGCCGTGCGCTCGGTAGCTCTCTAAGAACTTGAGCAGGCTCAGTTCCATGTAAGTCGAGACACGCTCGCTGTGCCCACGCGACCGTATCATTACGGGCAGCGTACGATGGCCCAGGTAAACCTCTTTAGGTTTCCTGAACCGCTGGTCTCTCGCTAATTCGGGCATACCCTATCTTACTCCTTCGGCCCGGTTCGGCCTAGTCCGATTCTCTTTTAGTCTGGCGCGTTTGGTGCACTTTTGCGCGTGTTCGCGTGCGTACTTCTCAGACGCTACACTATGGCGCACACCAATTCTCACCACGCTCCAGCAATTTGTACACGTCGCTAGCTCGCCGATATGCTCGATAAAGCCAAGTTTAGCAACTGCTCTCGCAAAGCTGTTATCCTGCAATGTAAGCACCGCGCTCTCCATATAGATGCGGGAACGCCATAGCGCGAAAGTCCTTGCGCGCCTTACACTTTCGCAGGAACAGTAGCGCGTGGCGGTCTGCGTCGCGGGCGTGTACTAAGCTGCCTACCGGGTCATACATTCTCCATTCCTTAAGCCGCTCGTCAGAGCAAATACGCTTCGCATCGCCAGGGGATTGAACATGGTAGTCGCGCCCACTACGCCACAGGCAGTAGCCCAGCGCGGCTGTGATACGTACTGGACTCAATAAGTCTCTGTCCCTTCGGAATTGGTTCAATGTAAAGTCCTCAACCACGACTGCGGCACAAGGCCACGTGTGGATGAATTTCGCAAGATCATAGACCCCACTGAACTCTCCGTCGGTGCTGATACCTGTATGGAAAGATGTCCCCAGATTACCACGGTGCGTCCCACAATCGACTTGCCCGTGTTGGTGCATGAATATGTTGTCGAGCACGCCGGCATCTTGCTCAACCAGCGATCCAGGATGTACCGAGATAAGCGACCAGCCGGTTGTACCGCCAGGGTCAATCGCAATGACCGTTGCTGCGTCGTAAGAGATTTCATCATCGTTCAAGTATCCCCTCCTGCGACGGGTGCGCTTCTCCAGATCAACGGTCGTAATACCGCGCATAGCAACGGTATTCATTGTCCTTCGCCTCCCATCGTCTAGAGAGGCGCACCCGCCAAGGTTAGTTACTGCGAAATACGTGCTGCTTCTTGGTTATTCATCCATTCGTAGTCTTTGATTGGTGGCAGCAATACTCTGCTAGTGCCTTCAAGTACAGCCACACCAGGCTCATTGCCCCAATTACTACTGGCAATACCGTGCTCGTGGAAGTCCTGTACCCGGCCACGTATCGCGCAGAATCTGTCGCCTTCGCTCATGAACTCGCACTTGCCCGTCTTGTAGCAGATGGGCTTGAACAGCGTAGCTAGCTCGTTGAACTGCCAGCGGTCTGCTGCCCGTATGTGGTCGTGTCCGTAGCGCTGTATTGCTTGAATTATCTTGCGCCACACTAACTTCCACTCGAACTGGGCTTGTGTGCAAAGTCGCAATCCCGAGTGCTCAAGCAGGCCTCTGAGGCTGGTGTTGTAGTTAATTCGCGTAAGCAGATTAGTAGGAAGAATGCCCCGTGCGTCCTCAGCTGGCATCCCTGCGTTGACGAGTGCGTTGTATGAGTCACTTATATCCCCCACCATATCATCCCATATTCGGCGCCACTGTTGTTCTTTCGTGGCTTGCGTATTCGCGTAGTCGGTAACCATTTTGACACGTTCTGGAAAGTCTCCAGCAGCAGTACTCATGTCTGGGAACAGATCATGCGAACACTGTACCAACCACACGTCCCATGGCACCGTATCGGTTAACGATGGCGGAAGTCCAACGGGTACATCCTCTTTCACCGCAAATCGTGTAGACTCCTGACAATACGTAGCTGTACGCTGCCGGACCATCTGATGGGTGAATCCTCTTGTGACGCCGTGAATAATGAAGTGGAAATTGACAAACTCAAGTGGCGCCGCGAGAACGTTCTTGCGAACATCCGAAAGGTAGAACCGTCGTTCATCGTCCGTGATCTCTGAGAGGTCTTTGACGTATTCACCTTTGTACATCTTCGCAGCTGATGCGATAGTTCCGAGAGGATCACTGTTACACGAAAGTAGTTGGACCTCTGGACCTTTAGCCACGTCGATAGGCGCGGCTGTGAACATAGCAACATCAGCCCACTTCTGTACTTGTTTCTCCACTTACATTCCCTTCTAGTTGTTCCAGCGGTACGCCAGCCAAGTAGGCGTACTCTTTGGACATTAACTCCTGCTTCGGTATGACGATACAATCGGTGGGTATGTCCCCAACCACCACCGTCATGTACTTCGGTTCAATCCCCATCTCTCGCAACAGCTTTAGAATGGGCTTCTGCTGCTGACTGCCCATCACGCCAGCCATCTTCTGTAGCAGCGACATAGCTTGTGCTCGTTGCTGTTCCGTCACATGCTGAGTGGCGGGGTTCACATACCCGTCACTTAATCCAGACATAACCCCCACATCTCCTTCACTAGTATGTTGGTGCCGAAACCGTCGCGCTTTCGGCCTTTTACGATGAGCACGTCTTTGCCGTTTGTCCGTAGTGTCTCCAATCTATCGGCAAATCTGTTGAAGTCAAAGCGATTAATGCGGCAGTGAACGTCCTCATCACCATCGTCTATACACTTGACCACACACAGTTTCGTTAGCTCCGGTTCATCTATCTCAGCCAGTATCTCTTCTGTCGTCTTGTCGGTCCTGGCGCGCTCGTCTTCCACGATGTCCTTGTATTCCTTCGCTACCGGAATACCAACCCACACAACATCAAACGAGCCATCCATGGCCAGGTCATCGCTCGTGTGCGTAGGGTCAGGGATACCAGGGAAACTGCCGGCTGCTATATCCCCACGAATCTCCTCAAGAATGCGATGAATCCTGTTGATGCCGAACGGGTCTGGGTCAGCCGCGAACAGCTTAATGCGCTCAATAGTCTTGGGTCCAATCCCCTTGACCTTAATGAGGTCGTCCCAAGTAGGCGCGGTTTCCCAGTGCGTCGATTCCAGGTAATCCACAATAGCTCGTGCGTATTTGGGCCCAATTCCCTTGATCTGTAAGAAACCCGCGCACACAGTACGCTTGTCGGTTCGTGTCCAGCTGACTTGAGAGTCCACAATGTCAGGTGGTACCACTTTAATCCCGTGCCGCATAGCATCTTTGATGAGCTTTGTTCGCTTGTACTCATCGTCAGCTTTCCTTAGACGAGCCGCGTAGAACGCAGCCGGGTGGTGCTGCTTGAACCACTGACACCACCATGCGATGATCGCGTAGCCGGTGGAGTGCGCGGTAACGAACGTGTAGGTGGCGCTCGTAACCATGAATCGCCATATGCGCAAGGCTAACTGGGCGTCTATACCGTGAAGCTCCAGCGCACCCTTCTCAAATCGGTCATAGAAACTGCCGAACTGCGCCTCACCTAGCTTCTGCGAGATGATGTAACGTATCTCGTGGACACGGTCAAGTGGAAACCCGCCAACCTCTTTGATGATCCTGAGGATTTGCTCTTGGAAGATGATCTGGCCGCGTGTCTGGCGGGTTTCCTGAGTTACGATGGGGTGCAATCGTTTTGGCTGTGCGCGTCCGTGCTTGACGTCGCAGTAGTCGCCAGTTGTGCCAGAGAACAATGGGCCTGGTCTCGACAGCGAGTTGATATCAACCAGTTCTTGGAACGTATCAGGCCGCACGTCACGGCACACGAGTCTTGTTGCGCGGCCTTCAAATTGGAAGATACCAATTACATCACTCCTATGGAAAGCCTTCATTGTCTTGCGGTCGTCTAGCGGGATACGGTACACATCCTCCAACGACATACCGACCATTTCGGCCGCAGTACCGAGCACGTTCATGGTGCTAAGGCCCAAGATGTCGAGCTTCAAGAAGCCCATGTACTTTGAGTCCTTCTTGTCGTACGCTATGACGGAAGTCTCAACACCCGCAGTTGTTTTCGTGTACGAAGCGCAAGCGTCAGTGATGGGCGTATTCGAGATGACGAGACCAGCCGCGTGGACGCCCATACCACGGTAATTACCTTCCAATCGGACGGCATTGGCAATTGTCGGATACGCATCCAAAACCTCTTGGGCTCTTGGGAATACGGCAAACGTATCCTCAAGAGAATTGCCCTCCCGCGAGTCTCCACCACCACGTTCAATGATAAGACGCTTGACTTTGTCTGCCTCCCAACTTGGGATGTGATAGACTCGTGCGACATCGTCTATGCTGTTCTTTCCCTTGTATCTCATGAAGTTTGCGACTTTACCCGTTTTATCTGCGCCGTAACGACTTGCCGCGTAGTCGAAGACTTCTTGTCTACGCTCATCATCAAAGTCCAAGTCGATGTCGGGCAAATCGTTTCGGCTTGGGTCGATGAACCTTTCAAAAAGCAGACGGTCAAATACCACGGGATCAATCTCCGTGATACGGAGAAGATAGCATACGACGCTAGCAGACGCTGACCCACGTCCAGGTCCAACCGCAATACCATGGTCCTTAGCCCACCTGACAATGTCGCTCGTGACCAGGAAGTAGTCAACGAAACCTTTGCCAATGATAAGCTCCAACTCCGCTTCCACTCTGTCGATGTATAGCTGGGGTCGGTTGAGCATACTTTCGTTTTGCGTGATGTCAAGGCGATAATCCCATCCACAATTTAGCCAGTGCCGCAACAGCTTTACTGCCTCATCAGACGGTTTAAGATTGATCGCGTACGTAGTGAGATCAGGTTTTACGACCACGGTAGCCAGTCCTTCCCCTCAATTGGATACCGCAGCGGTTCTACCTTTGCGAGCTTCACGTCACAACGATCAGCTATCACCCCGGTGTTCGAGAGTGCTTGTAACGCACCATCTTCCGTTAACCCCGTGCCCAAAAGGTCTTGGTACACGCGCTCGTCGCTCTCTGGTATGTCTAGTGTTACGTTGTACTCCCAAGCCGCTTCTGTGGCGGATACGCTAGAACCACGGTGAGCCGCATGAAGAACCTTCTGCATCTCGTTGTCTCTAGCATAGACATAATGACAGTCGCTCGTCGCAGCAAGTTGTGCTCCGGTGTCTCTGGAAATGCGCTCGTAGGCCTGATTGATCTTACAAGTTCGACGCAGCGCAGGAAAGCGCTGAGTTTCAAGGTAGTACCTGTCGCCAAATACCTCTTGGTACCATTCCACGACCCCAAGGGCACGCCGATATTGCTCTGGGTCGAATCTGAATCCTGGTGCACCGTAAGACTTTCCACCAAAGAGCGTGCAGGCAAGCACCGAATCAGAACATCCAGAGAGTACAATGAGTCCGTCACTAAACTCCTCAAGCATCTCAACGTGAATCGTCGGAAACCGTGTCTTGCTGGTTCTCCCAATGGTTTTCCACGACTCAACGACTAACTTGTTCAGGTTTGAATAACCAGCCTGCGTCATGGCTAGGATGGTCTGATGGCACTTCCTGCGCTCGTTGGGCGGGGCAACGTAACCCTCAAGGCCGAACAGCGGTTTGATGCCAAACTTGGTACACGCCTTCTCAAGCTGTACATGGCTCGACACGTTACCTCAACCATGTTCCGTCAACGCCATAGCTTTCATACCAAGCGTTGCACAACGCTCAACATGTTCTTCAGGCAAACCATAACCATCTCCATATGAAAAAGTCGAATGGTGGTGTAACGAAACATAATCCATTTATATCACCTCCCACGATGATAACGGCGGGTGTTATCGCCTGGTGTTATTTCTTCTAAGTGATCTGTGTTCCAACAATTTTTACGTTCACACATATGATCAACTGTCATGCCTCGCGTTAAAGTTTCGCCATCTAAGATTAACGCTAACCTGTGTATTCGCACAAATTTACCGTGATACCAAATCTGTTGATACTTATGAATTTTGTCTATACCATCATATAGCCAACACGGAGTATCAAAATTTGGATGTTTAACGACATCCGTTCTAGCCCAAAGCCTATCAAGTACAGGCTGTTCCTTTCGCCCAGCACGCTCCTTATAGACACATACCCTATCTGAATGAGCAACTACTTGCCCATCGCCAGTGCGGTAGTCTACTGCAGATTCATAATCTGAAAGTATTGGCTCGCAATAGATTCCGGTGTTTATCGGAGCTTTACTCACGTTCGTCATTACGGGTCAATCCTAGTCCCTTTTAGCCTGTTTAGGATCGAGTAGGGCTAATAAAAGGTGACCAATTAAGTCCATCATGATCTCTGGAACCTGCTCTCCCACAAGAGGTTTGCCATCCCACAACGCCTTCTTCAGCTTACCAACCTTGCGCCACAGGTCAACAAATTGACCTTTAGCACCTAGTTTGAACTCATCGAAGTCGTCACCGTAATCCTTGTTCTTATTGAGGAATAGCTCCAACACCTTTGGCAATACGCAGAGTAGAATGCGCTCTGATTGTACCGTTGGTGGGTTAGCAATTTCAATCGTGATCAGGCCCAAGCTATGGTTGATGTTATCCGGCTCACCCCAAGCGCGCACACGAATCTCGTGTAATGGCAATGGATTTGGCTCAACCTCCATGGGCACTCCTGGGTTGGCATTCATCACTTCGCTCATGACTTCAGCGGTAGGTCGTAACCCAGCTTGATCGCGTATTACGTCTGCTTGCGATGTGCTTGGATAGCCGGGGTAACCGCGCTCTTCAAGTTTCTTCGCCATGTAATCATCAGTCATCGCATGTACTCCAATCGTTTCGTGACGTCCTTGAAGGCGTCAGTTGTCAGTATGCCCTTCTGCCATTGACCGTATCGGCCTACATGTAGCCAGCTATTCCACGGGCAGTTCATCCCAGATGGTATGTACCGCAACGGCTTAACTAATCGGCTAGGCTCTTTGCCCGTCATGGCTGTGATCTCGACACCACGCATCCATGCCGGCCACTCAACCGTCTTGTACCCGAACACATTTGAAAGCCGGTTGTATGCAACGAATTTGCTGCCGTTACACTCAATCGTCATATCGTCTATCTCATAGGGTACGAATGTTCCGTTTTCTGGCGCGTCACCGATAGCCCACCCTAGCGAGTAGATGAACTGATCATCGCTTACCGCCCACATATTGCGCGGCACAGTCGATATCACCAAGTCGAAAGACTCAATGTCTAGCTCGTGCCGTAGGTGGAGGTATGGGTGCTCTCTGGCCCAATCCGGCTTGCCGTTTTCCATTAAGCGGCTTGGGATTTGGAAGTCCTCCACGCACCCGCCGTACATCAGCCACAGTCGGTGGTAGGCTTCGCGGATGTCCCAGGCCATGTGCTCTGTCTCAAAGTCCTCTGGCGCAATGATACCGTCCCAGAACTTGCCGTGCGTCTTGCGCCGATACTCTTCTGGCGTACCAACATTCACGTACGTAACGTGACGGCCTTCATCCTCTTTGATCACACCTGGGATTGGCTCGTGAAGGTATTGGGAGCCGTACAGTTGGCTCTTACGTCGCTTGGAGAATATGCGGAAGTCAGCGTCAGCTAGGGCGCAAGCGTGCGCCGCCAGCAATCCTGTTGGGCCGCAACCTAATATCGCTATCATTGCTTTGCTCCGTGGCATTTGCGTCGGTGGTACTTCCGCCACCGAACGTGGTTTGGTGTGCTGTCGTTGCCCCAGTCGGTTAAGCCGCAGCCACCAATATACGGGTTACACATGTACAGCTGAGCACTACCTAGCGCCGGAATCATGTCCAGGCGCAGGATTAGGTCTTTGTCGTAATTTGGCAAGTTCTCTCCCCAAATCGCAATGGAGGCAAAGCCACCCGTGCTTCGTCCACACCATAGGACAACCGCACGGGCAGCTTCGCTCGGACATGATTACGAATCAGAACGGTGGACGCTTGCGACTGCCAGACTTGGCTGTCTCCTTGGCGTCTTGCTCGTCGGAGATGTCTTCGTCATCGTCGCCTTCATCCTCTTCATCTTCGTAGTCCTCATCTTCTTCGTAGTCCTCCTCATCGTCTTCTTCGTCACCAATGAGGTCGTCATCTTCATCATCGTCTTGCGGCTCAACAGCTTTCGGCTTCTCGCCGAGATACGGAAGGTAGCCGGCAATTTCAGGACGGTAGTTGCCGTTCTGGTCTTGGCCTGCGCGAGTGACGATTTGGATCATGACTTCACCGTTGGGCGAATTGATCGGAACGCGACCGATTTTGGTGATGTGGGTTTCCTTATCACCGCGCTTGTTCTCAACTCGCTTGTAGTCTGGGCCTTTGTCCTCATCCCAGAACACGGCTTCGATTGCGCGCTTGGCTCTTTCAGAACCGTCCGTCAGAGCGTGAAGGAATGCGTTGACGAAACCTTGGGACTGCTCAATGATGTTGAGCCCATCCCAAACCGGCGCACCGTGGTATTCCTCTTTGCCCTTGAGGTTTGCGGTCTGAACCTCCATGAGCAGTCGGATACGCGGCTTGCCCTTATTCACGGTGTTGGAGGCAATCCTGATGACCTCCATGCGCTTAACCTTGGCGGGCCAGCTGCCTTTCGGCAGTTCCGGTCCATCGTAGCCCAGCCCACCGGCCTTGCTTGGCGGCACACCCTTACCGGATATGTCCCACTTCATCTTAGGCATCTGTTTCCTCCTCAATCCCAACCATGTCGGCTGCCTCGTCGACAGAGTCTTGCGTTGCCTTCACCAGACTCATTGGGTTACTTTCCTTTTCACCGTTGCGGTTGCTACGGCGATTGCGCTTGTTGGGTACAACCCGCCCAGGCGCAGGCTGCTGCGGTCCTGCTTCTAACAGTTCCCGTAGCTCTTTGAGATTGCCAATATGGCCTTCTCGTATAACAGTTTTCGGCTCCAAGCACCGCGTACGGTCCTTGGCCATGACGGTTTTGCTTCCGCGCCACTGGATTACGCGATACTCCTCATAAACCGCGTGGCCGTCTTCATCAGTTCCCGTCCTACGCCGAACAACTCGCATGTTGCCGAAGCTCGTCATCCAGCTGGCCGTCGCCTTGGCGTACTGCGTGCCCTTGCCCTGGAGCATTGGGATCACGACCTTGTCGCCTTCTTCGTTCTCATCCTCCATCTGGAGCGCGGTGTAGAGAACGTTACACGGTAAAGCGTTGAAGCTCTTGACAAGTCGCCGGAACTTCTCGTAATACGGCACCCAGTCCTGAAGCTGCGGTACGTCAGGATCACGACCAGGATTTAGCTCAACGCCTTGGTCAAGGATATGCCGCATACACATCTGCTGCATTTCCGTAAGGCTGTCTAGCACAACCCAATTGAACGGTATCGGGTCTTGCTCGCGCAGCCAGTTGTAGGCATCTTGAATGTCGGCCCACGTGTGGATTTTCCACTTCATCGCCGTTGAGCCAAATCGCTTGGCGCTCAACGTGCCGTTGTCTTCCGGCGCGATGAACAGAACGTCATCATCAGACCCTGCAAACACGGTCTTGCCCACGCCACTGTCGGCGTAGATCATGAGGTTGACGTACTCGTCTTCATCCTGTAGCGAGATTATCTCGTCAGGAAACTGCACTTTCATTGTCACATGAATTCCTGTTCCTTGTATGGTGCTTCGTCCATTCGGACAACGTACCTTTCGATTTCCTCAACTT